AACGAAGCAATTCAGAATTTATCTACTGAAATTGCTCGCGCAATGAATGTCCCTGCGTATTACCTTTCAGCAGACCAGAACACAACAATGACTTATGCCAACGTTCAGGATGAGCGCAAGCAGTTCTATGCACTATCTATTGAGCCATACATTCAGGCTATTCAAACCCGCCTTTCGATGGATGATATTTCAACTTCAGGACATGAAGTGCGCTTTGCAGTATTTGACACATTCCTCAAGAACGATCCATTGGTTGAACTTCAAGTTATCGAGAAGTTGTTATCTCTTGGACTCATTACAACTGAACAAGCAATGGAAATGACAGATTTGACTCCAAACGGAAGTGAGGGAATCAGCTAGTGGAGACTCTATACATCGAAGCATCCTCAATCGAATGCAATGAGGATCGCCGCGAAATCAGCGGAAAAATTGTCCCAATGGGAACTGGCGAAGTTGGTAACACCAATCTTGGCGGCGTTGTATTTGAAGCAGGGTCAATCGAAATTAACGACCCAACCAAGATTAAGTTGCTTAGCCAGCACGACATGAAAAAGCCAGTAGGTCGCATGGTTACAGCCACAGTTCGACCAGATGGCATTTATGCAACATTCAAGTTGTCACGTTCTACAGGTGGCAACGATGCACTTGTTATGGCGCAAGAAGGATTAGTTTCTGGACTTTCAATCGGTGCAGAAATCATTTCATCACAGCCATCACGCGATGGACACACAGTTGTCACAGCCGCAAAACTAAAAGAAGTTTCTCTAGTAACCGAACCTGCATTCAAGTCAGCGCAGGTGCTAGAGATCGCAGCAGAGGAAACAGAAATCCCTGCTGAAACCCAACCAACAGAAAGCGAGCCAGTCGTGGAAGAAACCACAACTTCGGTAGAAGCTCCAGCAGTTGAAGCAGCGGCAGAAGAAGCGGCTCGCCCAACAGTTGCAGCATCTCACTATGTCCGCGAGCGCGTTGCACCAATCACAGGTGTGCAATACCTCGAGGCTTCAATCAAGGCAGCACTCGGCGATGACGATGCGCGCCGCGTAGTTCGTGCAGCTGATGATTCAACATCAACAAACACAGGACTAACACTCCCACAGCACCTCAACAACTTCATTACTGACACCTTCACAGGTCGCCCAGCATTTGAAGCAGCAACCCGTTCAGCTCTAACTGATTCAGGTATGTCATTTACAGTTCCACGCCTTTATGTAAATGCTGGAACACCAAATACCGCTCCAACAGTTGCAGACACCGATGAAGGCGCTGCACCATCAGAAACTGGCATGACTTCTACTTATGACACAGTTTCAATCAACAAGTTCTCAGGATTGAACCGCGTTTCATTCGAACTTATTGACCGCTCATCACCTGCATTCATGGAATTGCTCATGGCAGAACTTCGCAAGGCTTATGAGAAGGCAACAGATACAGCACTTCTTAACGAGTTCATTGCATCAGGCACAACCGCTGCAACAACAGCAGCAACAGCAGCAGGACTTCAATCATTCATCTCTGTAGAAGGCGCAGCCGCATACAAGGGAACTGGCGGAGACTTCGCTAACAAGCTTGTTGCATCAACAGACCAATGGGCTGCTATCGCAGGATACGCAGACTCAACAGGTCGCGCTCTTTACTCTGCACAGGGTTCAACCACAAACGCATCAGGTTCAGCAGTTGCTTCATCAGTTCGTGGCAACGTTCTTGGAACTGACCTTATTGTGGATCACAACATTGCTGCATCTGGCGTAGTTGATAACTCTGCATTCTTGGTAGCACCATCCAGCGTTTATGTCTGGGAATCACCAACCACACAACTTCGTGTGAACGTACTTACATCAGGTGAAGTAGAGATTAACCTCTACGGATACCTCGCTATCTACCTTGCTAAGTCAGGTAAGGGCGTCCGTAAGTTCAACCTTACCTGATAGGTAAGCCCTAAGTCGCTAGGGGGGCTGCCAGAGCCCTTGCAGTCCCCCTAGTCTTTAGAAAGGATAACAAATGTCAATTACGACAGTTGCAGAACTTCGCACAGCTCTTGGTATTGGTTCACTCTATACCGATGCTGTATTGCAAGAAGTCTGCGATGCTGCCGATGATGTGTTGTTGCCTTTTCTATGGACTAACACGACTCCAGTAATCGGTCACAGCAATACAACCAACACAGGCACTTCATACTTTGCAGATTATGTAAATGACGTGTTCTATGTCGGACAGACAGTTGTTATCTCTGGCTGTGGATCGAAGCACAATGGCAGCAAGACCATTACAGGCGTTGGCGAAAAGTCAATCACTTACGCAATTACTGGCAATAACAACACAGCAACTACTTATCACCCAATCAACCCTTATGGCACAGTTGCAGCCGATACTTATGTGGATTACACAACTATCTCAGCCATTCAAGAAGCAAGCCTTATGATTTCGGTGGCTATCTATCAGGCTCGCCAAGCACCAACAGGGCAAGGCGTATCTATTGACGGATTCAGCCCAAGCCCATACACAATGTCTAATCAGCTCATGGCTCGCATTCGAGGACTTATTGCGCCTTACATTGCGCCCAACTCTATGGTGGGCTAATGGCATCCATCACGACATTACGCAGCACAATAGCGGCAGCACTTACTGATAACACCAAGTATTCGGTGTTCAGTTACCCACCTGCTACGCCTATTGCCAACAGCGTTATTGTCAGCCCTGCCGATCCATACCTAACACCGAACAACAACCAGTATTCAACCATTGCACCATTGGCTAATTTCAAGATAACTATTCTTGTGCCATTGCTTGATAATCAAGGCAACCTTGCTGGCATCGAGGACGACATTGTGCGTGTCTTTCAATTGCTTGCAGCATCCTCAATATCTTTTCAAGTCAATGCAGTCAGCGCACCAGCGATTCTGAATGCACCAACAGGCGATTTGCTTACCTGCGACATTGCAGTAAGCACTTTAACGGAATGGAGCTAATCGAATGGACGATTGGACAAAGGAACAAGCCGACTTCCTAGCGAAAATCGGTCAGCTTCCACCAGCAGCACCAGCACCAAAACCAACCACAAAGAAAGACGAGGAATAACCTAAATGGCAGTATTTCTAAACAACAAGGTCGGCGTTAAGGTTAATTCAGTCGATCTCTCAGACCACGTTCAAAGCGTGACTTTGAACCGCACTTTTGATGAACTTGAAGTAACAGCAATGGGCGATTCAGGACACAAGTTCGTCAAAGGCTTGGAAGCATCATCTGTGACTATTGACTTCCTCAACGACACAGCAACAGCCAACGTATTGCAGACACTTCAGGCTGCATGGGGCACAAACGTCACAGTTGTCTTGCTTCAAGAAAAGGGCACAGCAGTTTCAGCAACCAACCCTCTCTACACAATGACTTGCCTTGTGAACAACACAACCGATATCAACGGCGCAACTGGTGATCTCGGAATGCAGTCAGTAACTTGGAACGTCTCTGGTACTGTTGCAGTAGCAACTTCAGGCACATTCTAAAAAGGAGATAAAGGGCTATGGCAAAACTTAAAGTAACAAGGGCTGACGGACAGGTGCAGGAGTTCGAAATAACTCCAATCCTCGAGTATTCCTTTGAGCAATATGCCAAGAAAGGCTTTCATAAAGCACTCATTGAGGATCAGAAACAATCTGATATTTATTGGTTGTGCTGGGAAGCAATTAGACGTTCGGGTGAGACTGTCAAGCCTTTTGGTGAGGACTTTATTTCAACGCTGAGAAGTGTTGAGGTATTAGAGTCCTCCCCTTTAGGCTAGATCGAGACTCCCTCACCTATCTCGCAACTAGATTAAGTTACGAGTATGGAGTCTCTTTCGAAAGCATCGTGGGACTTTCTCCGATGGCTTTCAAAGCTCATATACAGGTATTGAAGGACATAGCGAAGGAGCAGCGAGATGCCAACAAGACTGCAAGGCGTCCTCGCTCTTAGAAAGGCTATGAAAAAGTTTGAGCCTGATTTGGCAAAAGAAACCACAAAAGAAATGGCTGCGTTTCTTAAGCCAGTCACTCGACAAGCTAGAGGATATATCCCAAGCAACGCTGAAATAATGAGCGGCTGGTTGAGACGTCCCAATGCACAAGGTCGCTGGGCTAATCGTTACTATGATGCTGCTCAAGTCAAAAGCGGTATTTCATACAAGACCAGCCCTAGCAAACCCAATAGACGAGGTTTTAGGGCTTTGGCGTCTATCTTTAACAAGTCAGCCGCTGGTGCTATTTACGAAACAGCAGGACGTAAATCAGGGCTTACTGGCAACTTTAGCCCAAGACTCGGCGGACAGTTAAAAGGTGACAAACAAAAGATGACTGGTCGCGCAATCTTTCGAGCATTCGAGGAAGATCAAGGCAAAGCAACAGCAGGAGTAATCAAGGCAATCGAATCAGCAGCAGTTAAGTTCAACGCTAGGACAAAGAGATAATGGCAGATTTAAGAGTTGATATTGCAGCCGAATTTGTTGGCAAAAAAGCCTTCAGAGAAGCAGACATGGCTGCAAATCGCCTTGATAAAACAATCAAAAAACTGGGTCGTTCCATTGGGATTACAGTTTCAACTGCGGCAATCATTCGATATGGTAAGGAATCGGTTAAGGCTTTTGCTGCCGATGAAGCAGCTGCTAATCGGCTATCGACAGCAGTTAGCAATCTTGGCTATAGCCTTTCACAAGTCAAAGTCAAAGAATTTATTGCCAGCACAGAAGCCAGCGCAGGAATCCTTGATGACAAACTGCGTCCAGCGTTTCAGGCTTTACTCACAACAACTGGATCACTTACACAGTCCCAATTACTTCTGAATGATGCTATTCAAATTAGCCGCGCTAGTGGCATCGAATTGTCTGAGGTTGCTCAAGATCTAGCCAACGGCTATGTAGGTATTACTCGAGGACTTAAAAAATACAATACCGGACTTACACAGGCAGAACTCAAGTCCAAGTCATTCAATGAGATTCTTGGCATTATGCTTAAGAATTCAGCAGGTGCAGCAGATGAATATTTGACTAGCACTTCATACAAGTTGGACATTCTTTCGGTAGCAGCAGCCAACGCGCAGGAAACAATCGGCAAAGGCTTGGTGGATGCCTTTGCTCGCATTGGTGGTGGCACAGAGGCTAAAGATGCAGCTCACGCTATTGACAGCATTGCTAAGGCTGTGAATGCGGTCACATTGGCTCTTGGATTTACTATTGGTGCAATCAACAAATTCCGTCAGGGTTATACAAATTTCCTCATGGATCCATTTGGCACAGGGATGCCAACATCCCGCACTAATACCAATCGTTCATCCAGCCCAGCGGGTACAGCCCGCCGTATGGCGCAGCAGACAGCAGCCGAGTCAGCAGCTAAGAAACGTGCCAAAGAATTACTTGCAGCACAGACCAAAAACACAGCAGAACTTAAGAAGCAAGCAGCACTTAAGAAGGCTGGAACTGTATTCGATCTCGAGCAGATTCAGTTGGTTGCAGCTCTTAAAGGTAAGTTATCAGCAGAGGAACGCACTCGCGTTGAAGCCCAGTTAGCATTGCTGAATGGCAATGAGGAAGTAGCAAAACGTTTAACTCAACAGATTCTTGCTGCACAAGATTCATCAGGCAATCTTGCTAAGTTCTTGGCTGCACTACCTAATGCTCGCAATCCATTCGAGTACCTCGATGCATATTTAAGTTATTTGGCTGGCAAGGCAGCAGCAATTTCTATGGGCACACCATTTGGGCAAGCAGCACCTAGCGGCAATACAACCGCCGCACCATTGCCATCACCTTCTGCCACTATTGCTAACGAGTCATTTGCTACATTGGCAGCACAAGGCGCGGGAGCAGCAGGTGGATTCTCACCAGTCGTAGCAGCAGCCATGAACGCAGCCCAGCCAGTCATTAACGTGACAGTTCAAGGCAACGTTATCCGCGAGCAAGAACTAATTGACAAAGTTTTGGCTGGAACACAGCTCTCAAGCCTTTCTGGATCACCTAGCCAAATCGGTAGAATTTCAGGAATGTTTGGCTAATGGCATTACCAGCCCAAATAGCGGTTTCCTTTGACTTTTCCAATGGTGCAACCTTTGGATACAACGGGTTCGTTATCGGCGACCCTAAGTATGGAGTCTTGGGAACAAACACGCTGGGCGATTCAACCTCACCTGAACCAACAGTTGATTTAACTCCTAACGTCTATCAAATCTGGATTAGCAGAGGTCGCAACATTCAGCGCGACCAATATGAAGCAGGGCAATGCACAGTTCGTGTCCTCGATCCATTGTCATATTTCAACCCACAAAACACATCCAGTCCTTACTACGGCAAACTTGTCCCATTGCGTAAGGTGCGTGTTTCAGCTACAACTGCCACAACGCAAAAGTATTTATTCTCTGGATATGTCATTTCATACAATTACACTTATCCAGTCAATCAAGACACAGGTTATGTAGACATTGTCTGCCAAGATGCCTTCCGTCTATTTAACATGGCTAACGTGGCGACCATTGCCACCACACCAGCAGGACAGGACACAGGCACACGCATTGGCAAGATACTCAACCAAGTGTCATTTCCATCCTCGATGCGTACTATCGCCACAGGTTCCAACACTTGCATAGCAGACCCAGCAACCACACGCACCAGCCTTGCAGCCATCAAGAATGCAGAATTTAGCGAGACTGGGGCTTTCTATATGGATGGCTCAGGAACGGCTGTGTTTAAGTCCAGAGCGCAAGTCATGGCTTCTCTAGCTGCCACGCCAACCGCCTTTAATCAAACAGGCGGCATTCCATACAAGAATGTAAAATATGCCTTTGACGATAAGCTCATCATTAACACAGCAACCTTTGGTCGTGTTGGCGGCACTCCAGTCACAGTCACCAACACAGATTCGGTCAATAAGTATTTCCCACACAGCATTTCACAGACTGACCTTGTGGCAGAAACCGATGCAATTGTGGAGAACATTGCTCGCGAATATATTGCGAGTCGTCAAGAGACCACCATCCGAATTGACGAGCTAGAAGTGGACTTG